AAGAGTATTTGGAATCTTTCGGATGGACGGTGACAGAGCCTCGGGAGGACGCAGCATGAGACGCAGCGACTATGACCATGTGCGTGACCAGCGTGAAGATGAAGATGCTGCGGATGATCGAGCAAAAGAAAACCTTCGCCAGAGGACGATTAAGATTGCAGAAACCTACCCCGAAACGCCTCTCGAATTTGCCGACAAATCGAAACTCACAGCACAGCAGATTCACGCTCTGGACAATGAATGGGCTCAGGACGAGTACGCAAAGTTCATTGATGCAATCAGCAGTCACGAGGCTCACGGAAGAATATCGAAAATGGAGAGCGCAGCATGAAGCCAGGAATTTATTACGACATCTCGAACGAGGACTATCACAAGGATGAGGCGATAGGTTCAACGAGCATCAAGGCCATCAGCGTCAGCCCAGCAAATTTATACTTCAACTCGTTTAAGGGTAGTAAATCGGCGCAGATAGGAACGGCGATTCATGCCGCGCTGTTGGAGCCTGAATTGTTTGAAAAGGAATTCTGCCTGTTGCCTGATTCGGACAGGAGAAGCGCAGAGTATAAGGCCGCTGCAACTAAATACGGCTCCGATTGTGTGCTGGTGGGGAGTGAAGTCGAAACGGTCAACAGGATGTTCGAATCGTCTCGCCTTAATGAAGATTTCATGGATTACATCAGCGCAAAGGGACACTCGGAAGTGTCGATGTTTGCTACCTGCCCTATCACCGGCCTGAATTTGAAGTGCCGCTTTGACCGGAGGTCAGATAGTCACCCTTACCCGCTGGATTTGAAAAGTTGCAGGGATGCAAGCCAGCGGGGCTTCAGTCAGGCGTTCGGCCAGTATCACTACCATGTTCAGGCGGCGTTTTATCTGTACGTCCTCAAGTTGGTTACCGGCATTGAGCTTAATCAGTTCGCGTTCTTCGCCATTGAAAACAATGCACCGTACAAAAACTGCATGTACTACATCGGCGAGGACTCATTAGAGCTTGGTAGGAAGGTGATGTTCGAAGCCATGAATAAACTGGCTCAGTGCATGGAAGACGAATCAATGCGCACCGAGGGGATTGTGCTGCCTTCCAATGAAATAAACGTGCCGGGCTACCTGTTCGATGAAGAGTTTGATGATGAGGTAATTTTCTAATGACCAACAATGACAAAATCACTGACCTTCGGGCGACGATTATACCGAAGTCAGATCAATTAAATTTTGAGGATGTTCAGACCTCAAATGTCACAGCAAAAATCAAAGGAATTCGCTCAGGGAGTAGCGAACAACCAGTGTGCATAGACCTAGAAGGATTTGACGGTCGCCCATATAAACCATCCAAATCTATGCGTCGCGTTCTTATTGGTGGCTGGGGTAATGACGGTCATTCATGGGTTGGCAAGTGGCTCACCCTGAAAGGAGACTCAGCCGTTAAATTTGGCGGCGTAGCTGTCGGTGGGATAAAGATTGAAGCCATGAGCGATATTGATGCTGATTTCTCTCTCATGCTCACCACGTCTCGCGGAAAACGCTCTGAACACCGCGTGAAAAGGCTTGTCGTTAGCCAGCCTGAAACAGGGAAAATTTTAGACCCTGACGCCGTGCTTAGTTGGTTTGCCGAATCAGCCGGTGGAATGAATGCAGACAAGTTGCAGGAGGCATTTGCTCGCGGAGAGAAAGCACTTTCCTCCCATCCAGAACACCTCCTTAAGCTGACTAACATGTACGGAATCAGAAAGGCTGAATTGGAGGCGTAGTTATGTCCTACAAATTCTGGATTACTTCCGAACTGAAGTTTCTGCATCAGTTCATCAAAACAATGCCGCTACCCCAGATTGCAAAATCACTTCAACGGACTGAAGCAAGCGTACTCAGAAAAGCCTATGAGCTAGGAATTCAACCAGCCCAGCCGGTCAAGCGCTGGTCACCTGCTGAAATTGAAATAGTCCTGACGCTCCCACAGAAAGAAGCCGCTGCCCGAACAGGGCGCACTCCCTCGTCAATAAGAACGAAGCTCAGACGGCTTCGGGCATAACCCTCTTTCAAGGAACACATTATGAGTGAAGTAATAACATGCAACTGTGATTGCGGTTTCTCATGGGTACACGGCACGAGCGGGCATCACTATTGTGGAGGGTATTACAGGCAACAAATACAGGAGCTGTTGCGTGAAAATCTTGAGCTTAAGCTGTCGCAAGATAACGTTACCGCAGCACTCGGCATCTCTGGTGAAGGCGCACACAGCAAGCTGGTCATTGAGTATGTGCATGGGCTCGTGGCTGAGAATGCGGCCATGCTCAAGCTGCTTACCGATGTGAGCGATAACCATACAGAGTATTTCAATGAGTCAGAGGATGGTATGTACGCTGACATTCCTCTGGATTATGTATCAGAAATCAATATGTACGTAAGCCGTGATGTTAACGCTGAAAACCCATTTGAGAGAACAGACGCCGCTATTGCTGAGATTGAGTCCGTTGGTGCGGAGAAGATGTTCAATCTGGTTGAGCCTGCGGTGCGTAACTTCTGTAATCCAGAGGTTACCGGATTCATCATTTCAGAACTGGAATCACTCGCCGCCAATCTGCGCGCTGGGAGGAAGGGATGAGCCGATATCACGAACATGATGACATGGTTCGCCACAAGTACGCCGGAAATATGAACGACCCGGAGGAGTTCTATGTGCATGTTATCAACGTTGTTCCGGTTGGGCGTGGCTACTCAGTGTTGTTCAAAAATGGCGGCTCGTTCGTTTACTGTGGCCTGCAAAAGTTCAAACGCCGGTTCCCGCATAAATTAGCTGGCGAGCCAACCCAAGTTAAAGGCTGGGATTATGACCGAGTGAAGGAACAATCTCATGACTGATACAGCCATGACCAATGAAATGAAACGCCGTCTGGCTAAAGAAATGACCACCATCCTCATAAACCTCAATGCACCTTCTGAGATTTTGTTTGCCATCGGATCTTTTGGCGATACGCAGGATGATGAAGATGTGATCCAGGCTCTTGAGCAATACAACGAAAAAGGAACTTACGTGCATGAGCTTGTATCACCTGCATTTAAATGGGAGCCAAAGAAATGACTGATACAACAGATATCAAGGCGCTGCGTAAAAGGCTGCAATCGGCTATTTCACAGCACGAAATGATGATGGGCTGCGTGATGGGACTCGGAAAAGTAGACCCGATGTACCAGCAGTGTATCGACGCGCTCGACCAGCTCGAAGCAGAACGCCAGCGGGCTGAGAAACTGCAGGAAGATTTGCGGTCGATGGATGCCCCAACCGATGCGGTGCGTAATCACAATTTAAAATTGTGGGCTGCCATTGAGAGACTAAACAAAGCAGAGGCAGAAATCGCAGTTATGGAGAAGCACACTCGCGGTGTTGAAGAAGCGCTGATTGCTGCAACGGATGAAATCTCAGCGCTGAAACCAGATGTGTTGGTGATGCCTGATGGCCTTCATCAAGACACGAAAGCCCTGTTGTTAGTTTTTGCATCTGCAATGGCCGTCAAGATGCATAAAGCAGAACAGAAATGCGGATATTCGAATTCGTGGATGCAACACGATTGGCAGGGTAAGTGCCTAGTTGACTTCAATCATCACATCACAAAAGGCGACCCACTTGATGTGGCGAACTACTGCGCGTTCATGCACTACCATGGGTGGCCTACAGCGCTGAAAGGCGATCAGGTGCAGGTCATTACTTGTTATTCATGCCGCAAGGTAATGACGAGGGATCAGCATGCAGAGGCAGATGGGTTCTGCCCCCACTGTAATGTAGAGATTGAGCTGGATGAAGACGATCTATTCACCGCCCCGCAAAAGCCTGTCGTGTTGCTACCTAAATTCACTGATAGGCATACGTGCATGAATGCTGGATGTGATGCGGCAGCAGCTTATAAAGAAGATGTTATAGCGATGAATAAGGCCGCTGGTGGCATCGTGAAGGATGGTGAGTGATATGGATGAAAAGAAGCTGCCGGTCACCTGGATGTGGCGAGGCCAGAAACAGCACCTTGTTTCGGAGAGCATGGATGGAGAGACAAAGCTGGTAACCTATAAGCACTGGCTCAAATCGAAGCAGAAATGGGCTTATGTGACTGAAGAGCGTTGGCTGGTGGATTTAACGATTGAGCTCATAAGTCGCGACGAGTAGCCAGTGCTATAATCCTCCCTACAATGGAGGATATATGTCATACAATCTTGCTGACCTACCCAAAGACGAAATGGACAAAGTTAACGTGGATTTAGCTGCGGGAGGCGTTGCTTTCAAAGAGCGATACAACCAGCCGGTAGTCGCTGAGATTATCGAACGTGAGCAGCCGGAGCATCTGCGTGAATACTTCAGGGAGCGCTTGGCGCATCACAGAGCAATGAAGGCGACATTGGGTAAGATGGATATTCAACCGAAAGAGGAGCTGAAATAATGGAGTGTGATTTTATTTTATTTGGGTATGGTCACGAAGGTTCGCTTCGCTCAACTGACTACCACGGCGGTGATGTTGTTAATTTTATGCCAGCGGTTGTAGTGCAGGGCTTCAGGCCGGGTGAAGTAAACGCTGTGCGAGGACAGCCACTGATGCTGGTGAGCTTTAACGTAGTTAGGCACACATCCGGTATTGATGGCCGTACATATTTCCTAGCAGTCGCTGACGGTGAAACGCCCGAAAATATAGACATCAGGATACTTGGAGAGAATCCAAATCCAGCCCCTTAAATAGAATACTCGCTTCAAAATCTAACCTCGCAAATGCGGGGTTTTTTATTGCCTGCAACATGAGGTATCCCCCGATGATCACAGTCAAATTACCCCGCGCTTATTACTACGCGGGTCGAGTAGACACGTCTGAACTTGAAGCGGCGTTGAAACAGGGATTGTGGAGCATGACAGGAGTCGAGCCAGCTGATGTGCGGGTATCACTGCACGAAGGTACGAACATTCTTGCTGCCGGCTGTGATGTCGGGGCTGTGACCAAAATACTGAAGATTGGAGAACACAATGCGCATTGAAATCGACAACAAGTGGGTAATTACCAGCGACAAGTTCCAGTTCATTTTACAGGAGAAAGGCATTGCCAAATCCGGCAAGAACGAAGGCGAAGAAGTGCTGAAGAATGCAAGCTTTCACTCAAAAATGGATTCACTGCTCCGCTCTCTCATCATGAAAGAGGTTCGTGATTCTGATGTTACTTCGCTGCGGGAAATGGGCGCCAAAATCGACCGCGTTTGCCTGGAATTATCAAAGGTCTTCACTCACCTGACGGCTGAGCAACTCTCTGCGGAGGATGCATGAAAATCATCATCAAAGGGGATTCCATCCCCGCTCATATTGCAGCTGCTCACAATGCAGTAGAGCGTCACAGGGAAATATATGGGGAAAGTCACCTCTATCACGAAGAGATTTATGACGTTAAGTATCGTGGAAAGCACTATCAAATTGAAGTGACCACGAATAAGGCCAGCTACATAGCCAATGTTCTGGCAGGCCACAGGAAGCTATCGAAAGTTCACTACGGGAGTGCAGCATGAAAAAGCTTATTGGATTGGTCATTGTCTGCCTGGCACTTTCCGGATGTACTGACCCAGAACGTGCAGGAAAAGTGTTGTCTGATAACGGATTTACCAACATTCATATCGGCGGTTATTCGTGGGCAGGATGCTCTAAGGGTGACTATTACGCGACTGAGTTTGATGCCATCTCACCGTCTGGCAAGCAAGTAAACGGGGTCGTCTGTTCTGCATGGATGAAAGGCTCAACCATCAGGTTCTTTGATTAAGGCAACCCATGACGCCAGAAGAGTCAGACAACGCAGTCCGCTCAATAGCAAAGAAACTCCTCACCGAACTCCGCAGTAAAGAAAACACTCAATCACTCCGCGAACTACTCGATAAGTATTCACCCCAAGCTAAGCCACTCTGCCCAAGCGGGCATGAAGTTTGGTTATGGCTGAATGTGCATGTCTATCGGGTGTTCGCAGGTAAATAGTAGAGGTAAGCATGAACGTAATGACGAAAGAAGAAGTAATGGAATTCCTGCAGGTTAAATCTCGCGACACACTTTATCGCTACGAGCGTGACAGCGGCTTCCCTCATCCCATTAAAACCCATCCCACCCTCTACCTTAAATCTGCAGTAGAGGCGTGGGTAATCCGGCGCTCAGAGCCCAAGGCTGCATGAGCTCACTTCACATTTTTAATGTGCCAGAACAGCTTATCAGCAAAGATTTCATATCCCCGCCTCTGCTCATCCATCCAGTCATGCTTGTTATAAACAGCCATCACGCCGCCAAGGTCATGCCCCATCATTTTCTCTGTAACGTGTGGGGCAATACCTTCTTCCGACAATCTGGTGACAACAGTGCGTCGGAAGTCGTGCGCCCTCCAGTATCCCATGCCGTCCATATCATCACGAATACGACCGATGTACCGGTTTGCAGCGGCTATGCTGATCGGCTCATTAATATCATGACCGGGGAACATAACGTTGTCATATGCATCCATTAGTCGTTCAATTATTGGCTGAGCGTGGCTGAATATAGGCCTGCGGATAATGTTACCCATCTTGCTATGCTCTTTCGGTACTGTCCAAATCAGATCAGTCATATCGAACTCTTGCTTTAGAGACAGGCGAAGCTCGGACAGGCGGCATCCCCATAACATAACGAGTTGATGAAGATATTTATTGGCTGGCGATGCGCGGGTTCTTTCGATGGCGATCCAGATTTGCGCCAACTCATTGAACGTCAGAACTCGCTCGCCAGTTTCAGAACGCTGGCCAACGTCCTTAGGCTCAATGCGCATCATCTCACACTTGTCGATCAGTTGACGGCGCATACACCAACTGAATGCCGACTTGGCCTGAATAAACATCATCCGTGCGCGCTTCTGCCCCTCCTTCTCCTGAGCGGTGAAGAAGCCAATCCAGTCTTTCACTGAGATTGAACTGATTGGGCGGCCTTTGAATGCATTGGTCATGTGCTTGACCACAACGGCCTCGTACAAATTGATAGTATTTGTACGCAGTTGCTTGCGTACATAATCCTCCATCCAATGCTCCAGGCATTCGCCTACGGTTAGTTCAGATAAGGTGTGTTTTGCATCAAAGTGAGTTCGGGGATTTATTCCCTTGTCGTATAAAAGGCGGAGTTCGCCGACAAGGGCTCTGGCATCTTTCAATCCCATTGCGGGATATTTGCCAAGAGATATGCGCTGAGCTTTACCCTCCCAGCGATAACGAAACTGGAAGGCCATAGCGCCGAGAGGTGATATTCTTACCCCAAGCCCGTCACCATCAGAAAGCTCTGGGCTCCCTGTGTACGGCTTGCCATGAAGTGAACGTAGTTTTGTGTCGCTGAGAGCCATGATAATATTCTGTACACAGGGAAAAATGAATTTTGTACCCAATGTGTACCATTG